TACCCCTAAGTTTCTAGTTGCCCATTGTAATACTGCAAAGGTACTGTCCTTATGTGTATTAAAGGTTTTACGGACTACTACTAGATTAGCAAGGGGGTATTTCATTAAGTTATAAATAAATCGCTGTGCTACCGTTGTAGACTTCTTAGCAGCACGACCACCTTTTAGGAATTTTAAAAAATGTTTATCTCTCCAAAAAAGGGTATATCCCTTACCTATCTTTTCGGATAATTTTATTTGTATTTCTTTTGCCATTGTGTCACCTACTTAAATGGTTTTTCTTTTCTTAAATTCTTCAATTAAAGTTATAATTTGTCATATGAATCAGGTGTATAATAATCAAACCTGTTTAAATCTTCGTTTATTTCTTCAAGTGTTTTTAATATTTCTTGGTCATTCATGTTAGAACTTCCTTTCAAAATTTCCTTCTAGAGTAGAATATTAATCTATAGTGTTAGATTCGAACTAACGACTGTCTAGCATATAATTTCCAGATTATTTCGCTATGATAGTCTATCTGGTTTCAACCTTTGTCCTGAGTATAAATACCCGTCTCGGTCAACTATAGAATTTTTCCTTTTGAGAGAGAATATACAATTTAGGATATATAGATATCAATGGCGTACCCCACCATAGGGGGTGTTTGGGTCAACTCAACTCCAGCCATCCCATCACACACCGCTGCTGCCTGTTTAACCCTGCAATCATCCACTACCATATACTTGTTGCTCTACTACTACCATACTACCCTATACCCTCTATATACATCAAAGAGCATAGGTATATTGAATGTAGCCACGTGAGTACGTTATAAGGTTTTGTATACTAAGTTATCCACACTTCTGTTTTAGGGTATGTTACACATTATATGTATACTACGTAACAAATCGCAACAGAAGTGTGCTAATCCTTTAAATCATCCACAATTGATACATGCGATATACTAGCAGAGATCTCTTGCTTATCTACCCATCCATTATTGTTAACAAGGTTAAACTTTGCACCATTGAAACCTTCTTTTGTGTAGGACATATCGACCGCAAAGTCCTCGCATTCCATCTTCGCGCGTATAATAATGTCCATAAACTCATCTTTATCTTTATAATTTAATAATGATGTCCTGCTATTAAATCCCAACGCTTTAGTCAACCCTATTATCTGTATAGGCTTAATAGCCCTATAAACAATCTCACCATTACCATCTACTACTATATTACCATCATTATCCTTTAAAGCAGTTTTACAGCTTAACAACCACTTATCTATTTTCTTTTGCATCTCTGCTGGATCAGTAAACATTGCAGGTCTACCACCATCATTACCAACTGCATATTGATTACCAAGAGCTGCTCCCATTATTTATTCACATCCTTCATTATATTATTAATATATTCATCCCATTTACCTAAAAAACTAAATACCGGTTTAGGTAAACCTTTTATCCTTTTGTTATCATCATCGCAGCTTTGATTAGCTGTATTTAATATCTTATAAGTATTATCAACTGTTAACCTAAATCCAGCTGGTTCAATCATTTCTTTTTTATATCTTTCTATAGCTGCTGTTGCAAGGTCTATATCCATTATTTATTCACCATCTTTCACTTTACTCCATGATCTAAATATTTGTAAAAACATCTTTTCAGCCTCTTCATACGTTCCCTTGTGTCCAACCGTCGTTACCTTACTAATACACTCATAAAATTTTTTCATATTTATACATCCTTTAATCAATAATCTTTAAATTAGGTTTCAACTCGTTCACCTGATCCATAAATCTCACAACAACCCAGGGTGGTAAAACTTTCTTTAATTCCTCCTGGAATATCAAATATATCGTAAGTGATATTCTTTTTGCCTTTAAAGCATAAATCGGACTATAAACCAAATAAGTAATACCAGCAATTTCAACTTCCTTCATTATACTAAGTTCCTTACACTTCTTAATTAGTATCTTAGTGTGTTTCTCTGATAAATCAAACATCTTCATCATTTCTAAATGTGTAACAGGCTTTGCACAATTGTTTGAACGATAGACTAACAATTGGTTATCTTTTAATATGTAGTGCCTCAGATGCTCAATTTTACCACGCTCTGACCATGTTAATGTTGACGGTAACATAGTATCTAAAAAGCTTTTAACATAAGACTTACTTTTCCAGAACAAATAACCTTCGTCGTCATCAAATTGTAAATTTACGAATGTCTTAATCTCGTGAAACTCGCCTGTATCTTGGTTTGTGTAGCTTGTTTTCTTTATTGCTTTTTGAATAATATCACCTCATTTTGCTCCGACATTTTTGTCCGAAAGCATATATTGTTTTGGACATTTTTGTCCGAACATAAAAGTAACCTCAAATGCCTGTAATTAAAGGCTTTGAAGTCTGTTGAACTGTGAATATTTGGTGCGACCTGTATATATACGTATATATATTGCTCTGACTGATTACCGTTTACATTTATAACAACAAGTAATTAACTTGCAGCTAAAACCTGTTTTACTGCGATATTTGCACTGCAAACAGTTTTTTTGTAACAGTCCACTTAATCACGTCTTTCATAATTTACCTCTTAAAACAAATATCCTTAACCTTTTTAAAAACCTTATTAATTTACTTTTAATGTCTGTCTTGTACTCAATGTTAAAACACTTAGTACAAATGTAATAATATCCTCTATCTGCCATTGCATAATGACACGAACAACTTTTATCTTTCATTTTGCACCTCTACTATAGATACAACAAAAAAGACTAACCGATCGGCTAGCCTTTTTATAATTTATTTACTAAAATTGAAGATTTTAAACTATCTATTGTATATAGTATCATATGTTTTTATCCCTGTAAACGCAATAACCATGCAATATTCACGCAATTTTAAACGGATTAAAATATATTTATAAATACTTGTTGACAAGTACGGATATTGTGTGTACAATGTAAATATAGATAGACGGACAACAAAACAAATTTGAGAGGGGATAATAAAATGACAATAGCAGAAAGAATGACAAAGATAAACGAAAATGACAAGAGGATTGCCGAAAGAATGAACAGCGAAATAGACAGTTTTAAAATGGCTTATAAGATTAAAGATTCAGAAGGAAATGTGTTTTGCTTTAGTAGAATAGAAAACGGTTATCCTTTATACAGAGGTTTGGGTGGAAGTAAACACGTATTTGATTTGCTTGGATACGAAACAATTGAACAACACACTAAAGCATAGGGGGGTTAAACAAATGCCACGCATAGACATTAGACTATCGGAAGAAGAAAAGCAGAAGGCACAAGTCCAGGCTAATAAACTGGGCTTGACCGTAAGTGAATATTTAAGATTTATAATTAACATTGATTCAGTTACAAACATTATAAGCAAGTTAAAAGGAGAGAAATAATTGAAATATATAAAAATAAGTCAAGGTAAAAGAGCAAAGGTTAGTAATGAGGATTTTGAAGAATTAAACAAACATATATGGAGTGCTAGAAAACAAGGGTACACTTTTTACGCAAGCAGACATTCCTTAACGGTCAACGGTAGCCGCAAAGCGATACAAATGCATAGGATAATAATGGGCAGTCCAGAAGGGTTGGAGATTGACCACATAGACGGAAACGGTTTAAACAATACAAGGGAAAATTTGAGAATTGTCACGAGACGTCAAAACCAGCAAAACAAGCACACAAAAATGACTTCCAAATATCCTGGTGTGTGCTGGCACAAACAAGCTAAACGGTGGGTGGCTAATATAACTATTAAAAACAAAAGTAAATATCTAGGAGTATACAAAACAGAGGAAGAAGCTTCGGAAGCGTACAAACGAGAACTTATAAGTCTAAACGAAAAAATATTAAATTAATTATCTCGTTAGATGCAAGCTCAGGGATCATTAAAAAATTAAAGGAGGAAAAATAAGATGAAATACAAATTAATTAGAACGGTTCATCCGTATGCAATAGAAAATAAATTAAGAGCATGGGATGTATATACAGAAGTTTGGGATGGTAGTATTCTTATATGTGAATGTTTTGAAGTCCGCCCTATGGCTTGGTACGCTATAAATGGTAAAAATGTATTTGTTGGTAAGAGCAGAAAGCAAGTTATAGACATCATACAATCAACTATAAACTAATTATTTAAAGCCCAAAAGCCCCACACAATGTAGGGCTTTTTATTTACGCTTTTAACAAACCATTTATCTTCTTCAGCGCGCTCTCCTGCAAATACTGCAACGCTCGTATCTCTCGCCGTTCTTTGTAGTGACACTGGTAAGCATCAGCGACCTGTGGAAAGCTTAATTCCTCTAAATAGTATTGATGCATTACAAATCTTTCTTCATTGCCCAAGACATCTAAATACGCTTGCGCTTGATTGCAACTACACTGTAAACTAAACATATCATTTTCAATTAATTTCAACCGCACATTTAATTCCAGCTGTTGTTCCTCTCGCCTAACAGCTAATCTCTCCACAACGCTTTCTGTGCTATGTACAGATGGCATATCAGATATAATTTGTGCTGCAATGCCTACATCTTGACTATCTAATATCTCACGTAATATCTGTTGCTTTTCTATATTTTTTAGTGATAATAAAGATCGGTTTGTTTTGTATTGCTTGAAGTATTGTTTATAATCCATTTTGCCTCCTAATTAAATGCTAATTCAACACTTTCCAGACTTCTATTCATCATTAACGCTATATCTGCCTTACTATCTCCCTGCTTAGTCCACAACCGTATTAAATAGCGTGTCTCAGCGGTATACGGTCTATTTATTCCTTGTGTTTTTTTAGACAGTGAATTAACAATTGCCTTATTTTTTCGGCTCTCGCTAGAACATTTTGCGCTACAAAACCGCCTAATATCAGAGCCTATTTGTTTAATATCTGTTCCACAAAATTCACACTTAACTATTAAGGTTTTAGAGTTTCTTTGTGACTTGTAGCAAGCGTTGCCGCAGTATTTCGTGCAGTGTGCATTTGTGATTGGTAGTCCACAGACTGCACAGTTTCCTAGATTTTTCAATTTGTCACCTCATTTTAAAATATTCATCTATGTTATTTTTGTTTTTTATTCCGTTGTCATTTACTAAATTGCAGTCCTTCTGTTGGTGAAAATATTCATCTTTGGTTACATCGCATCTATTCCAATCTAACCCGCCCACATAAAACGGACATTTATTGCACTTCATCTTTATACCCTCCATACGCCATCTAGGCGGTTTATTTGTTTATACCCTAGTAAACATATTACTCTTACCAATCTGTTTGTTCTGAGTGCCATTTTGGGATTGCAGGCACTACTTCAATGGGTTTTTGTTCTACGAAACTTTTTATATCCCACAAATAGTTAATTTTTTTGAGTTTACCGTCAATTTTAGTTCCCCATTGCTCGCACCAGCTTATTGGTATGCTCCGTCTTTCTTCGTGCTTTATAAAATATAAAACATCATCAGCCTTGCAAAAATATGTAGTGCCGACATCAGCAAAATGTATTACAAATCCTGCTATTATGTTCTTGTATGTACTTGCCTTTGATAGTTCGTCTAACTGATTTTGACGTATTGCAGAAAAAGGAATACTTTTCCCCTTATGTGACTTTAACTCCAGGAGGTACAATTTTTCACCGTCAAACATCATACAATCGCACATATTAACTTGTTGAAAGCGTGTATTCTCCTGTCCTCCACCCCAACTGCTCGTACCGTCTCTAAACCGATAAAAAAATATATTAGGTGGTATACTGTCTCTCCAATTATTTTCTAGCTTCTTTCCACTGGTTACACTCAAAATATCACCCCTTTAAATTATTGCCTTGCCGGTTGCTAAAGCATAGTCAAACTCCATCTTTGCTCCCCTACTAACTCTCCAACTATCCAAAAACATTACAGCCTCAGCCGTATCTATCATTGCAAAACCAATATGTATATAATCACCATAACCCAATCCCTTAGGTAACTTTGCAGGATTTAACGGCGTATGGCCTTGCGCTCTCAAATCTCTTTCTGCCTGTTCAAACTCTTGTTCAAAATTCGCATTGCCTGTGATTTTTCCAGCTATATAAATCTTCAATATATCACCTCATGAATAAAAAATACTTTCTTCCGCATTTATTACAGACCGCTAGTCCTCGTTTTTTATAGTCAAAATCATCGCACACCACAAAAGTGTGTAGTATGTAATATAAATATTTAATCAAAATATCACCATCCCAACTAGCAAAGCTATAGCTAAAAGTAACCGTTGGAAGTCTGATTCACTTTTTGTGCAATAAGTTGATACAAATAAAACTATTAAAATTACTGCAATGCCTACAATCTGCTGCGCATCACGCATTTTGTAACCTCCTCCCACACATTGGACAAAATTTGATTTCTAAATGGTTTGGATCTCCCCTATCATCAATCCAACACCAACGGTTAAAATACCATTCGTCACTATTGCAAGACAAGCACCCTTGCTCACGTTCTTGTTTTTCTTCAAGGACCTTAAGATATAAATTGCCAAGTGCCGTAGCCTTACTATTTTCCTTGCGCCATTTTAAATGTGCTATTGCATTTTTGATTTCTTCAATCT